TTTTTGTTTTTTATTGTAATCGTCTCTAGGGTTTATTTCAGTTTCTAACTTAATGCCTAACCGAACTTCTACAGACCTTCTTCTATTCTGTACACTTCTAGGACTCATCTTAATCTCGTTTGCCATCAGCATTGGACTAGGAAACTGTTTCCATTTGTCGGCAAACTCTTGGTCGGGTAAGTAATATCCGTATTGATTTTTCATATATAGTTGAAACCATTAAGAAAATAGTTACAATTATACAGTCCATTAAATACAGGAATGTGAATGACACTTGATGACCGCTTACGAAACTGGGCTTGGTATGTCTCTGGATCAGTTATTCCACAGCCAGACTCTACTTGTCGATCATTTGAAAAGAACTACATTCCCGAGCTAGGAAACCTCTACGCACCCGAAGAACCACACTACGAACCTGACAACAAAGATGGTGAAATAATAGAAGAAACAATAAAGGGTTTACCCTTAGAACTCAGAAAGATACTAAAAGCTCGGTATGTGAGCCATCCCTATGCTAGTCAGAATCAACTAGCCCATCACCTAAGAATATCTACAAGACGATTCGAGACAGACCTACTCAATGCTAAAAAGCGACTCCAAGACCAACTCGACAAGAAAGCCAAATCTAAAGACTATGCGGATATGCTCAAGGTGTCAGGAGAGAAAGACAACCGAGAATGGGATTTTCGAAATCTACAATCATGGGATTAATGAAAGATTCGTCTGTGAGAGATGTACCAATCGTAATAGCCACTAAGACTGCTAAATGCCTTCCTGTGCTGTTAGCGAGCATAGACCAGTATGTGCCACAAGATGTTACTGTTTTCGTCTCTGGAAGCGATCTAAGGCTTCCTAGGCATAGGACTATCAATATACTGAATGAAGGCAATAATTTTGGGGAGTCATATAACCAAGTAGTCCATTGTGCTTACCAAATGTTTGATGAGGTAATCGTAGCCAACGATGACATAGTATTAACCCCTAGTTCTTATTGTTTACTTCTAAAGGATGTAGAACTACTGCCAGAGGATACTGCTTGGGTGTCGGCTAAATCGGACTATGTTCGTGGCTACCAAAACATTCGAGAGTTCAAGCAAAGGGAAGGCATCCGATATGTAGAAGAAGGGAAAATAATTCCCACAGATATTATTTCTCCTTTGTTCGGTTATATACATAAGGACAAATGGGTAGATTACAAGCCTATCAACTGGTTCTCGGATGACATTCAATGCCTAGAAATAAAGGCAAACGGATACAAAAACTATGTCAGTCGGTCTTATGTCCACCATGTCGGTAGCCAAACTATCGGAATGGATCATGGCAAAAACCACAGAGAGGCAGAGCAATGGATAAAAGAAAATATGCCGGAACTCCATCAACAATGGTTTACTTCACAAAATTAATAAACAATTGTATAATTTCCTTGGGTCATTGCACCCAGAATTTAGTGATTCTTCTTCCATAGCCCTAGCAATAGGGCTATTTTTTCGGGTGAGATATGGAAAAAAAAGGTATGTCGATAATGATCGGTCTGTTGGGCAAAGAGCCTAAGATGGCTGAGAAGTCCGAGGGAGGTCTACTAGAATCCGATACAGAATCTTGTCCACTATCTACTGTTGATGCCGATATAAACAAGGGCAACAAGAAGAAAGCCATTTTGACTGCCAATTATGGGGCGCGCAAAGATGGTGAGGGCAAGTGCAAAGCCTGCGAATATTACGAAACAGGCGAAGAAATGACCAAGTGCGGAGTAGGTAAGGGCATGGGTCATTGTGCTATATTTGACTTTGTATGTGCCGATGAGAATGGTTGCCAAGCATGGGAAGCCAAAGGATCAGAAGAAGAATACGAGGAGGAAGAAGAATGAAACAGGGTCTCTACAGTAACATCGCAGCAAAGAGAAAACGCATAGCCGAAGGATCAGGCGAAAAGATGCGTAAGGTAGGCACACCAGGCGCACCAACAGCCAAGGCATTTAAACAGGCAGCTAAGACAGCAAAGCCAATGAAAGCCAAGAAATGATGACCAAATCCCAAAAGAAAATCGGTAAGGTCATGGGCGAGTACAAAGAAGGAAAGCTACATTCTGGCAAGGGTGGTAAGGTCGTTAAGAATCCCAAGCAAGCTATGGCGATTGCTATGTCAGAAGCCGGTAAGTCTGCTCGATACAAAAAGTGATTAGTGTAGTAATGCCTAGTTATCTAGGTAATTACCCTACAGCAGCAAGTAATAGAGAACAAAAGCTCCCTAGAGCAATAGAGAGTTTTCTATCGCAAGAAATAGGCGAGTTAATAGTTGTAGCAGATGGATGCTATAAAACAGTAGAGATAGCCTCTAAATACCCTGTAAAGACCATCCTAATAGATAAGCAACCACACTTTAGCGGAGTGCCAAGAAACACAGGAATACAAGCAGCTCAGTATAATTACATCGCTTATATAGATAACGATGACGTATTTGGGAATGGACATCTACAATCAATAGCAGATAATGTAGATACAGATTGGCTATATTGGGATGACTATGTAGATGGCAAAATTCGCACAGTATGGTTTGAGATGGGGCATATAGGAACTTCTGCAATAGCCCATAAAAAAGAAATAGATTGTAGATGGGGCGATGGGTACGGACACGATTGGGAGTTTATCCAACAACTAAAGCATTACCCTAACAAACGCATTATTGCCAATTACCAAGTTATGCACATACCAGGTGTTATAGATCAATAATGTTTATCTTACCTACCTATAAACGACCCGAAAAGCTCAAAAAAGTTATTCAAGCATACATAGATACTAAGACAACTGTGCCTGTTTATGTGCTGATACAAGGCAATGCTGAGATGTACAAGGGTATTGAGTATCCTGATACATGGACTGTAGAGATTTTAGAGAACAATATTGGCTTAGTAGCTGGCTTTAATTATGTATTCAAAAAGTTTCCAAACGAAACTTATTATGGATTTGCCACAGATGATCAGCATCCCGTTACAGAACATTGGGATAAAAAGCTATTAGAGAATATAACCCCTTGGAATATAGTTACTTGCCAAGATACTCTCAATAAGAATGATTGGAGAATGTCTGGGATAACTGCAATCGGTGGTGATTTAATACGCTGCGCTAATTTTATATTTCCACCTTGCAATTGGCACGTATGTGGTGATGATTGGTGGGAGCTAGTAGCAAAAAACTGTGGCAACTGGATTAAAGTAGATGCTTATAGCACTCACATGACCCCAGAAACAACAGCAGTTGAGCCAGACGAAACATACAAAAGCTCTTACACAGACTTTAGCGGTCAGGTAAGTAGATACAACCAATGGTTAGTAGCAGAAGGAACTGATCTACTTTCTAGAATACAAAAACAGATAACTATGCCATGAAAATAAGAGAAGCTGCCGGAGTCCTAGAAAGGATAGGAGTCGCAGGGTATAACAAACCCAAAAAGACACCTAGCCACCCTACTAAAAGCCATGTAGTCGTGGCAAAAGAAGGCGATAAGGTAAAGACCATCCGATTTGGTCAGCAAGGCGTAAGTGGCGCAGGTGCTAATCCCAAGACCGAGGCAGGCAAAGCAAGACAGAAATCATTTAAAGCTCGTCATGCAAGCAACATTGCTAAAGGCAAGATGTCTGCGGCATATTGGGCGGACAAAGTTAAATGGTAAATCTGTTGTAGAATAGCAACATCATAAACCATCAACCCATAGGGAATGGAATGGAAAACTCTACACAAAACAAAAACATAACACCCGAATCAAGTGATAAGGGAGGCGCACAGCCAGGCAACCAAAATGCAAAGAAGGGCAAGCTCTTTTACGATGCATTAAGAATAGCCCTAGTACAAGAGGATCGTAAGAAACTCAGGAACATTACCGAGAAGCTAGTAAAGTCAGCAGAAGCCGGAGAGCCTTGGGCAATCAAGGAAGTCATGGACAGGATAGATGGTAAGCCTGTCAACACTACCGAACTAAGTAATGCAGAAGGTGGAATCTTTAAGATGGTGGTCGCTTGGGAGAAGTAGAGTACGCAGATGACGAAGTAAAAAGAGTCGTTATCCCTTACAAGCCAAGAGAACCACAGTTACAAATACATGAGGCGATGGAGAACAATCGTTTTGTAGTAGTAGTGGCACACAGGCGCATGGGTAAGACAGTACAGGCTCTAAACGCGCTAATAAAAGCAGCGATGGAGAACGACAAGCCTAATCCTAGGTATGCGTATATCGCGCCAACATATAGTCAAGCTAAAAGGGTGGCTTGGGATTACCTTACAAACTTTGTAAGACCATTGGATGCTACAGCTAATATTGCTGAACTTAGGGTGGACTTCTTTGGCAGAAGAATACAGTTATACGGATCAGACAACCCAGACTCTTTGCGCGGGCAATATTTTGACGGATCAGTATTAGACGAAATTGGCGATCAGAATCCTAAAATATGGAACGAGATCCTGAGACCCAGTTTGGCAGACAGAAAAGGGTTTTGTCTGTTTATTGGCACACCCAAGGGCAATAACCACTTCAAGGACTTGTTCGACAGAGCAGGCAAAGAAGAAGGATGGGCAGCATTACAGTTCAAGGCAAGCGAAACAAAGCTAATAGACTTAGATGAATTATGGTCTGCTAAGAAAGAGATGGGAGACGATAAGTACAACCAAGAGTTTGAGTGTAGTTTTAACGCAGCAGTAGAGGGGAGTTACTATGGCAAACTCATCAACGACCTCGAAGAAAAAGGTAGACTTTGCGACATTACAAGAGATGATCTCTGTAGAACTTATGTGGCTTGGGATTTGGGTATGGGTGATAGCACAGCGTTGTGGGTGGCACAGGCAACAGGACAAGAAGTAAGACTACTAGACTATGTAGAGAATCATGGTCAAGGACTCGATTGGTA